AACGGTATCTTCCGCAATAATATCTATGTAGGTAACTGGTTGTTTTTGACCAATTCGGTGAATACGGTCTTGTGACTGTAAGCGTTTTTCTAGATCATACCCATTTGAGTAGTAAATCATGGTCGATGCAGCAGTCAGCGTAATTCCATATCCACCGGTTGCAGGAGTTCCTACCAGGAATCTTACGTTTTCATCATTTTGAAATTTACGAATATTGTCTTGTCTTTCTTCTTGCGGAGTTAAGCCATAATAGTCGACCACGGACCCCGGACCATATTCTTTTACAACTGCTTTAATTATATCTTTTATGTCTGCTTGGAAATGAGCCCATATAACTACTTTTCCTTCTATTTCATCTAGAACATTTATCATTTCACTAATTCTATTATTCGGAATTCTTTGAACAGAACCATCGTCAGCCGTAAAATGACCACATGTAATTTGTTGTAATCTCATCAGTTGAGTAAGCACTGTTGCAGTAGTAGTGACCTTCCCATTTAAATAAGCTAAGGCCTCCTCTTTCATTTGTTTATAAATTTTTAACTGATCAGGAGATAAAGAAATCATTCTCTTCATAAATGTTTTTTCTGGAAGATCTAAGCAATCTTCTTTTAATACTCTATAAGAAAAATCTTTAAGTTTATCGGAGAGTTCCCCTAAGTTTTTATATCCAGCAATTACTTGTACCTGCCTTCCCCCAAATCTCATTGTTTTCATTTCTGCATATCTATTTCTAAAGGAATAATAAGAAGCAAAATTTAATAACCAAGGACTTAAAAATTCACATTGAGTATAAAGGTCTAGTGGGTTTCTAGTTACAGGAGAACCAGTCAGTATTCTTCTATATTTAGAGAACTGAGCTAACTTTAAAATATTCTTAGTTCTTTTAGCTTTGGGATTTTTAATAGTAGTACTTTCATCAATAGCCATTAAACCATTATGACAAGATAAAAACTTATAAGCAAATTCAGTTCCTTTAGAAGTACTTAAAGCTTCTACATTCATAACTAAAATATGAAGAGTAGGTCCTTGCTCAAATAACTCATTTAATTTTTCTTTTTGAGTTTTAGTAATATGTGCTTGCCATAAAATGGCCTTATTGTCTACATGGTCCACTAAGTGGGTGGGAATTTCTTGTTCATGCCAAGTTTTAATAACTCCTTTAGGAGCAATTAATAATACCCCATTTATTTTTCCTTTATCATATAGCATAGCAATATTGTCTATGAGAACTTTGGATTTACCAGTTCCCATTTCCATAAAGTATGCAAATGTTTCTTTGTTCCACGATTTTTCCAACGCAGTTAATTGATGCGCGTATGGCTTCGTCTTAAATTTATAGTTCATAACTTTTTATTTTTTCTTTCTTGACTTCTATATATAGATAGTTATATTCTTTGTCAATGAGAAAGATACAACAAGATGTTTTTAGTACATTAAAATGTGGACCTACTCCAGAAGCACAGGATCCTGAAGCAATTGTTTACGTTATTCAGGAAATTCCTGGTACTAAAGATGGTAGACCTAAAATAAATATTATGGGTGCAGCAGGTTATGGTAAATTAAAATTTTTATTACCAGAACTTTCACAAATTATTTTTTCACCAGGTCCTTTAATTTATAAATTAAGACAAGGTTTAAAAAATATTTCTTCTAAAGATTTTTTATTATTGACTGGAGATCCAGCAATTATTGGAGTCGCTTGTTCTATCGTTTCAGATAATACAAATGGAAAATTCAATCTATTGAAATGGGATAAACAAGAAAGAAAATATTATCCTATTGAGATTAATCTACACGAGAAAGGAGAAATTAATGATTGATTTTGAACAAGACAAAGAAGATATAATAAGTAAGACAAGAAACATTGACAAACTTGCTGATAAAATAAAAAACTTGGAGGCTTTACAAAGTAAACTTGAATTTCAAGAAGATAATGTAAAGACTACTAAAAAAGAATTAGAACATCTATCAGCAGAAGTAATTCCTACCATGATGTCTGAGATGGGTTTATCTCATCTTAAACTTATGGATGGATCTTCTGTAGATGTTAAGCCGCAATATAATGCTACGATTACTCAAGCAAATAAAGAGTCGGCTTTTAACTGGCTTCGTGACAATGGACTAGGGGATATAATCAAAAACGAGATACTCGTATCTTTTGGTCGTAACGAAGATAACAAGGCGGCGGATTATGCCAACCTTGCAAAGAGTAATGGGTTTGAACCGACACAAAAGTTGAAGGTAGAGCCCATGACTCTTAAAGCGTTAGTCCGTGAACGCATCGAGGCGGGGAAACCTATGCCAGCGGAACTTTTCAACGTCTTCGTTGGAAATAAAACAACAATAAAAAGGAAACAATAAACATGAAAAATGAAACAAACGTTGCAGTACGTGACACTGCCGGTGCACTTTCTTCAAATTTATTTGAAGCAGATGCAAATAAAGGATCACAGAATATAGAGCAGGACGATCTTGCATTGCCCTTCTTAAAAGTTCTGGGTCATTTATCACCGGAGATCAACAAACAGCATGCGAAATATATAGAGGGCGCAAGTCCTGGTATGATTATCAATACTGTTACTAAAGAGTTGTTCAAGGGTGAAGAAGGAATAGATGTACTTCCAGTCTTTTATAAAAGACAGTACATTGAATGGCAAGATAGAGGAGCTAGTATGGGCGCACCAGTGAACATATATGAAGCTTCTGACACTTTGCCCAAATCTCAAAGAAGCAAAGACAACAAAGATAGATTAGCTAATGGTAACTATTTAGAAACTACAGCAAGTCACTTTGTAATTCTGCTTGGTAAAACTCCAACCACTGCATTGATTTCAATGAAGGCCACTCAACTCAAAGTGAGTAGAACGTGGAACTCATTAATGATGGGAATCAAAATGCAAGGCAAAAATGGATTGTTTACGCCGCCAACTTACAGCCACATTTATAGTCTAAAAGCTGTTCAAATGTCTAATGACAAGGGAACATGGTTTGGATGGGATGTATCTTTAAAAGGACCGGTCAAAGACAAATCTATTTATGAAGTAGCTAAAAGCTTTTCCGATAGAGTAAACAAAGGAGAAGTTCAAGCGAAACATGAGTCTAGCGTAGAACCCAAAAAGGAAATTAATTTATAATTTCAGAGCTTCGAGGAAGCGAGAGTGGAATCGAAAGAAAGATTAAGGGGTTCCTAGGGACCCCTTAGTCAGAGGTGGATTATGTTAGAAAAAGAAAATAAAGCGCCGATTAATTATGAAGACTGGATTGATTCTGGTAGGATAATTATCCCTTGTATCAAGGGCCTTCCTGAAGTCAAGAAATGGTCGGATCCAAAATTTAAAATATCAAAAGAAGAATGGAAAAATAAATATTCTCATTGTGAGATTGCGTTAAGATTAGATCAAGATATTGATCTAGATATTGACAATCCTTTAGCTAAAAGATTTATAAAACAATATGTTAAGGAGTGTGGAGCTATCTCTGGGAGAGGGGCTAACCCTTGGAGTCACTATTGGTGGAAAGGTAAAACACAATTTACCCAATTTAAACTACCTTCCGAATTAAAAGAATATTACAAAACTTTACCTCATGGAGCCATGATCTGTGAGTTAAGAAGTGGTAATAATAAATATACTATAGTCCCGGAATCACAGCATAGTAAAGCAAATGAAATAGTAAAATGGGAGAAATATAGTGGTATAAACGAATATACAGGCGATTTAAGAGGGGATGTAGGCAAAGTGGCCCTATCTACTGCCCTTTGTCTTTTATACGCTCCTACGGGTCAGAGAGACGATTATTGTACAGCTATGGCAGGCGTACTCATCAAACATACCAACTGGGAAATAGCGGAAATAGATGAATTTGTTTTTAATGTAGCTGTTCAGGCTAATGATGACGAAGCCAACAAAAGAATGTCTAAAGGAACAAGTGGTAAAAAAGCAAATAAAAATTTAGGCATCCCCAAACTAGCAGAGATTATTGGTTGTTCTAACAATGCTGTCTCGGAAATATTTAGTTGGGTAGGAGTCAAGCATATAGCAGGAAAAGAAATTGCTCAGGAGTCAATTGGGGACATCGTTGAATATGGGAGTGATAGATATATTATTAATGTAAATGCTCAGGTGGATGGAGAGATGGTGGAAAAAAAGATCACGGTCGATGGACCAACGCTTATGAACCAGAAAGCATTTTATGATGCAATAATTACACAAGCATCTGTGTGGGTTCCTAAAATGAAACCTTCCGACTTTGAAATTATTATGAGAAAGAAATATGAATTAAGAAAAAGATCAGCAGATTATGTAAAAGAAGCCGCAGAAGATTATAGATTTTTAAAACATTTTAAAAATTATATTACACAGGTTAAAGCTTACACTGATAAAAAAGAATTATTCGAGTATGGCTTTCCTTATTATAATACTCAAGCGCATACATTAGAATTTAAGCTAGATAAGTTCGAAGATTATTTAGAGCAAAAGAAAGCTAATTTTAAAGATAGAGTAGATCTAGTAATGAAAGCTCAAACTATTTTAAAGGCTAAAAGAACTAATGGAAAATATAAAGGAAAATCCTGCGTATCATGGAAAATAGAAGAGAAGGATATTAAACAAGAAGATTTAATTGTTGAAGGAGAATTTAAGGAGCTCACTAATGACTCCTAGATTTGTCGCAGGTCCTCCAGGCACAGGAAAAACCCATGGATTTATTGTAGATCTTTATAAAGATCTTCTCAAACAGTACTCCCCCGAAAATATAATTATACTCTCTCATACGAATGTAGCTGCTGATGAAATCAGAGACGCCATTCTTGAATTACCTTCTAAGTTGAAAAAAGAACTAATGAGCAGTACTGAAGAATTTACTCCTGAAAAAAGAGACTTTTATAAAAACATAATTAAAAAGCTTTATGGATTACGTAAGAAATTTTTTAAATATAAAATATGTACGATTCATGCTTACTGTAAACATAAAGTTCCTATGAAAGAACAATTTGATAATGCAGTAGATCATGCCAATTTAATTACACTTAATAAACATTTTTTTTGCAGTGAAAAGAATCTGGATAAACATGGATTTTATAAGTATGTCAAAGCAGCCAGAGGCAAAGGCTTAACCCTAGATGAATTTTGGAGAAAATGTATTCCAAATGATTATAAACCTTACGGCAATATTGATATCCTAAAAGAATTATATAAAGTTTATACTCAATATAAAAAACAATATAACATCTGTGACTTTGAAGATCAGGTGGAAGACTTTAATCAAGTAGCAAGAGATCCTCAAATTGATGCATTAATAATAGACGAAGCTCAGGATAGTAATGTTCCTCAATTAAAAGCCATTAATAAAATGGCTCTCAATACTAAAGACGGACATTATTATATGGTAGGGGATGCCGACCAAACTATTTTTGAATTTTCAGGATCCGACGCTGATTATTTTCACAAACTTTCAGTTAATCCTTTTAAAGAATTAGAAGAAGGAAAGAGATGTAGCGTAATTGTTAATACAAAATGCAAATCAATTATTAAACCTATATGGGATAAATATGCTTATCGTAGAATATGGACCCCAGCTAAATATACAAAAAGACATGGTTATCCTGAAAAAATAGGACAAATAATCCAAGGTAATAGTTATTATCTACCTAATTTAAACGGGTGTAGTCATCTTCAAATCTTATTGGATAAAATTAGAAATACTAATGAAACATTTCTATTTACCTTTAGAGGTACTCCAAGTGATACAAAAATCCGACGCTTCTTTATAGAGAATGCCTTAGAGTTTGCGCACATCGGTAGTTCCCCTTTTGTGTCTAAAAAAGAATTAAGAGCCCATCATCTGTGGCCTAATTTTATAAAAGGTGAACCAATGAGTCTTACTCAAATAAAAGAATTCTGGGAATATTTATCTAGTAAAGTTAAAATGTTTGGTAAGGGAGATGTAAAAAACTTTGAAGAGTGGATCAAACAAGACTACACTGTTGATCAACTTATTGAAAAGAAATTTTTAAAGAACGATTGTAAACAACATACAGACTTGGATCTTATTAGAAAGAAAGTTCACGAGCACGATAAAAGAATGACATATATAAAAGATATTTTAAAAAAAGGATTTGATTTTGATAAAAAAATCAGAGTTAAATATGGAAACATACATAAAATAAAAGGATTAACATTTGATAATGTTATAGTAGATCTGACCATGACTCGAAGAGAAGAGTATGATGTTCAACTAAGATTAAAATACACAGCGTACAGTAGAGCTATCTATGACTACTGGACATTAGCTTCAGAAGGAAGATGGGAGTTAGGAAGAAGATGAGTGATCCAATATATAAAAAACAGGTAGGTGGGGACCACTATAAATCTATGGTCATTCAGCCATCAGAATTTATTAATAGAAATAATATTCCATTTGCAGAAGGCAACGCAATAAAATATTTATGTAGGCACAAACAGAAAAATCAAAAAGAAGATTTATTAAAAGCAAAACATTATATTGACATGGCCATCGATAGAGACTATCCTGAAGAAGTGAAAGAAGAAATAAAAGAGAAAAAAAA